TGATTGGAGTTTTCATTCCAATTACTAAATTAGACATTTTAGGAACTACTACAAGTTTAGTGTTAGATGCAAAAACTCCTACAGTTTTCATATCAATTACTAAACTTGCAGTTGGAACAGAAATATAGTTATACTGAGTACTCATAATAGTTGGAATTTTCATTCCAACTACTATGCTAACCTTAGGAACATTAATATAAGTTACATTTCCAGATACAAAAGTTATAGCCTCTTCATAATCAAAATAAGGAAACTGTGAAAACTTTACAATATATGTACCCGGCACTGTAGTTGTTATAGTTGCAGTTCCTGAGGTTATATCGATAGGCGCAATGTTTTTGACCTGTTTAGGTGTTATAATATTGCAAGATGTTGGGTTAGGTAATGAAGTTCCGAAAGTTATTGAACTTAACCCGTCTGCTGAACCAACTGTATGGTTCCAACTATTATAATCAACAAAGTAAGGTTTAAAGGTTTTTACACCACTTGGAAAGTAAATTATCATTGGATCATCATCATGATCACATAATGCTAAAGTGTTATTGACTGGAATGTTATAATAAAGATCTGAGATTGCATTTGGAAATATATCATCTACTGTGAAAACATTACTAATCTCTCCGGTAGTGTTATCATAAGTTACATAACGTTGAATTGTCATTTTTACCTCAAAAGTGTTTGAACGTAAATACCATGGCCTTTCATTGAAAGACTAATATCATTAATTATACTTGGGGTTCCTGTTATATAATTGACATTTTTTGTTATAGTTCCACCATTACTAAAGATGCTAACTCTATACTGAGTATTTGGTTGAAGTGTAGTTGATCCAAATAATACGTTAGAACCACCTGCACCAATATTGAAATTTACACTTACAGAACTTCCGCCAACCACTAAACTGCCATCATTAAATTTTGCGCCAGTCGAAGGGTTTATAAATTGACCAGTATAAACTGTATTTCCATCTGAAACTCTAACAACCTTTATTGCTATTTGTAAATTGTGAGATAGTGTATAACTATATGTAGAACTACCAATAAGACTGATTGAACTATTATCAGTAAGAGTAGGAATTGAAATAGCTTGTATAAAAGTATTGAAAGGTCCATTTACACCTGTTGGATTTGGTGTAGTAAAGGTCAAAGAGTATATTTCAATTGCTGCAATATTTACTAATTGGCTAGAAGTTGAAGACCCTGAAATACTACCTAATGTAGCAATTGTAGCACTTGTAGCAAACCTAACATCAGAAATAACTCCATTTTTTAGCTGTAAAGTATCAATTGTCGCATCTGTTATGTGAGCACTACCACTAATCAACTTACCGATTTGTGCTGAGTTTGTTATTAGTAACCCTGAAGTAAGTTGATTAGCTCCAATTGATTGAGAAATAATTTTATTTCCATCAATAATTGGCTTTCCATTTGAAACAAGTAAATCATTTCCACCTTTATAAACTGCAACAACATCATATCCAATAGTAAGAGCAGTAGAGTAACTTGTTGTTGTTGCAAGAACTCCAGTTCCATAACTATAGTAAATGTACATTATACCAGTAGTCCAAGTTGCACTACCTGCAGCTATTGCAGTTGTAGTCTTAGTTCCACCATAACTTGCATCAACCGAACCAGCTCCCCAACTAACAGTATTTCCAGAAACAGTGAAGTCTAAACCTGAATAGATGAAAACATATCCACTATCAACAGAAGTTGTCGTATCAGTGTATGTTGATGTGTAGTTAAGACCTGTTTTACCAAAATAATCATATGCAGCTGCTTTATAGTAGTAAGTAGTTGCCGGAGTTGATTTTAGAGTTATCAGTTTATCAGGGCCATCATAAACAAGATTAGTAGAAGATGGTGTAAAACTAGAAGTAGTATCTCTATGTAAAACATAACCATTAATGTCAGTATCTACTCCATTATCCGCAAGGGTTATGAATGACGAATTATCAGTACTTTGGACTGTCATACTGATCATCGCAGGCGCTGCATTAGTGAAGGTTTTTGATGCATATGTGGTACTTTTTCTATTCACTGCATCAACAGCATAGACTCTTACATTGAAAGTTCTCTGTACTCCATTTTCTATCACCATATCATCATAATAATATGTATAAGACGTTTGATCTATTCCAATGAACTGAGATCTTATCATTGCATCAGCAGCATTTCGAATTTCAACATAATACTGTGAAGTTTTTGCATTTGGAAGATTAGCATTTGCAGGATTTTCAGTCCAAGAAAATGAAAGATCCTTAGTAGTGAATGTAGTTCCAGTAGTTCCTGTGATAAAGAGATTAGTTGGAGGCAGAATTGTAGTTACTGCTGCATCTATAACTGACTGCGCTGTCGCAGGAAGAGATATTTTACCATCTACTCTAATTGCAACAATTTCAACTTTGTATGTGCCATCCGTAACATTTTTGATTGTAAAGTCTTTTGTTGAAACAGTTTCATAGGCAGACCAAGGGTTCAACTCACGTAACCAACGTATTCTAAAGTCGAGAACATTTGGATCAGTCTGTTCCCATTTTACGCGTAAATCAGCCGTCTTTCCATAGACATTATCATTATAAGTAACAGTTTGGAATGTGATATTTGTTGGTGTAGCAACTGAAGGTTGGCTAAAGGTATTAGAAGTTGGTTGAGTTGCAATTGAAATATTTTGTTCAATTGCGCTCCATTTTAAAGGATCATAGAACTGCGCATTTATTGAATAAACACCGCGCTCACTTTCAGTTATTGCAATAATCTTAAAGTTTCTTGGAACAATATGTCCTGTTGAATAACAAAAGAACTCTTTATTTGTATAATCACCAGTAGGAAGAGCACTATCAATTGTCACAGTACTTACAGTTCCTGCAGCAGAAGTTATAGTTCTTTCAATAATGTTATCATTTGCGATATTTGTAAAACCAATCTTGTAGGTATAGCCACTATCAAGAGTTACAGGGCAAGAAAGAGTTACAGTTGTTTCAGATACATTACTTACACGACCTGCTAAATATGTGTTTTCATTTGAAATATAATCATTATCCATTAGAGTTACAACATCACCAACTTGAACATCTACTACATTCAATGCAAGGCTAAATGTCACTAAGTCTGCTTGTTTTGCTTCTGAGTAAAGTACCCATCTTGCCATACGTTGAGCATAGCTTTCAGTTACACATCCAAATGCAACAAGGTCTTGAACATTATAACCCCAAATGTTTTCACCATTGCCATAATTGACAGTATGAGTTGCGCCTGAAGTATTATTTTCGACTGAAATAGTTCTTGGAAGATAATAATTATTTTTATCATTGAAAGTTACATTCACTGCAGTAACGCGGGCTGCTGCATCAACAGTAGAATAAACAAAACTGCCTTCTATAACATTAGCATTTGTTATGATCTTAGTTGCTGTAGTAGGTCTGTCTTGAATAAGAGTGATCTGATTGCCTGCCATCGCAAGATTAGCACGCATATTTGATGCTACAGCATGTAATAATTGCCAAGCATCTGATTGCTGTTGAATAACAGAGTTGAAGGTATAGCGTACTTCATATCCACCTTTTCCATCTGGTACTAAGCCATCATTATACACAGAACAATTATAGAACTCCCATTTATCAACAAGAATAGTTTGATTTAGATAAGTTGCAACACCATAACGAGTATTAGTCAATAAGTCATAAAGTATCCAAGCAGTGTTGTCTGTCCAGGCAGTAGTAAATGTTCCATCCCAAGACCCAGTATAAACACGAGTAGTTGGGTTATAGTTGCTTGGTATTTGAACCTTTAGACCAATAACATCATATCCGCGTGTCGGAATTTGATTACCAACACTTTCTGCCGGTACAGTAAGACCTACATATGCAGTATTATTATAAGTTTCAACAATCTCTTGTATTTCTGTCCATCGTGCAAACTTGAAAGAAGACTTCATTGATGCTAATGTATCATCAGCTGAAATACGACGTACTCTAATATCCCAGTTTGCCGCAGGTGCAGTTACACGATGTGATATTTCATAAGAAGAAGTGGTTTTGCCAGTAAGAGTATGATTAACAACTTCTGTCCAAGTTCCAGAGGCAGTTGGTTTTACATCAATAGCATAATTTACAGAATATCCATTTAGATCACCATTTGAAGTGTCTTGTTTCCATAGACCGTCTGGCAACATAATAGTTACACGTGCAGCTTGAACTCCTGAACCAATAACTGATTGAGTTGAAGGTGAATCATAAGTAACATTTACATTTTTATTTTGTTCGGTCTCTATTGAACTGAAACCAGGGATATAAGTTTGACTTGGAAGACCATAACGCTGATCAAAAGATACATTAGTAAAGTTATAACTTCCGTCAGAGTTCTGTATAGGAGTTGCATTCAAAAATGCCCCTTTTGCACCACCAACAACACCAACAATTTCACCTTCTGAAAGTACTTCAAGAACGCGAACAACTGCAGATGATCTAAGAGTGTTAGGAGCTTCTTGTGCAGCACGCGCTTGACTATTCTTTGATCCACCACCACCACCATTATGAACCTTTATCCATTCTGCTTTTCCAGTGGTTACTTCACAAGTTGTGCTAACGAAGTAAGTATGAAATGGAGAAACTTCAAAGTTATAAACCTTGAAACCTGGTTCATAGGTTTCACAAGATGTTCGTTTGATTGATGTGATTTCAAGTGTCTCACCATTCATATTAGTAAGTTTATCACCAACCTTGAAATCGTGAGCTAATCGATGTTCATTAGTAGCAATATCATACAGTGCATGATTGCCAGTACAGATAAGAAGACCATTATTGAAATTGAAAAGATCATCACGAATATCAGGATATTCGTGGATATTTACAGCAAGGATCATTGAAAAGTCAATTTCACCAAATCTATCATAAGACAACAAAATATCACCAACATTCAGGTTTTCAATTAATGTATAACCAGTCTGAGTTCTTACAAATGTGCCTGCTGGGAAACAAGATCCACCACCACCACCTGCGCCATGTATTTCTTCACGTTCGCCAATGAATGTAGTGTCTGCAGTATTATAGTAGTGATAATCGTAGTATCGGTTATTACTTTGCTTTCTAAGATCTATTTTTGAACGTTTTTTCATTTACTTCCTTAGATTTGTTCAACTGTCATACCAGCTGAAATAACTGTAGAACCTGTTAGATGTCTTCCATATACAAGAGGGACTGGTCCACCTTGTTCAACAGTATTTACTACTCCGTTAAATAAAAAAGATGGTCGTTGTGATATTTCTGCAGCTTGATAATTACCCATCTTAGGAGATTTTGTCATTAACTGTGTTATACCTCCAGCTGCTGAACCAATACCTGCGCCAATCATTGCAACACCAATCGCTGTAAGATATAAACCACCAATCCAATATAAAACGACACCAACAATAATCAGAATAACACCAAGAATGATACGTCCTACACCACCTGCGCCAGCTACTTGTGGGAAAACATGTATTTCATTATCATCAATGAACATTTCCACTTCTTCTTCACCTCTAAAGTTATCTGTAGCAACCGGTTTATCAGACTTTGTTTCGCGTTTGCCAGTAGTTATATGCCACATACCAGATTTGATACGTTCTTTGAACTCATTGCCAAATCTGCAAGATAAACCTTTGAAAACATCCTGAAGATTGTATCCATAAATGCTAATTGGTTTTTTGCCATATTTCTTGCCTAAAAGACCATGCAGATAAACTGTATGCTCTCTATCTACTTGTTCCATTATTGATTTACCTCTTTATGACGAAGTGCTTTGCTAAATTGTCTTTTCCATTTAGCAATGCTATCTTCACAACTTTTACGATTATGCAGGTGGTGTAAAAATGTTTCCTTTGAAGTTACAATGCCAATGTGATTAGGTGTACGTGATGCAATTGAATAAAGAAGAGCATCACCTGGAAGGATATCATCAATCTTTATTTCATAGAAACCTAAGTCTTGATATCTTTGAAGAATAGTATATGGGTTCCATTCTTGCCAATCTGCTGGTCTTGGCTGTGTACCGAATGTGATATTGTAGTTCAGTCGATAATAATCACGAGCAAGCGCGAAACAATCTTGAACATTGCTAATATAGTCTCTATTTATTAAAGGTGGTATTTCATCTACACCAAACCAAAGAATGTCTGTTATATTTTCGCCATCGCAATGAACAATACCAAATGGAACATCAGTTGCTTCTTGAGATAACATATCTTCATAAGAAGGAGTTCTTGGATCAAAAGTAATATCCCATTTCAACATTGTATGTGAATGGATGACTGCATAGTCTGTTCCTTCATACTTTTTACTTTCTTCTAAGTCAATTTGAAATAGATTGCTTGGATCTTCTGCAATATTTTCTACAGGAATAAACATTCCATCTACTACAAAACCACAACCTTCTTGTGGATAACAACTTATAATATGTTCTTTGAAATCATTGTAGTTCTTTATTTCAATCATTGTGTCTCCTTATCTCACACGAACACGCGATACGCCAGGGAAGCCAAGATCACGAAGTATTTGACGTCTTGGTAGTTGAAGACCAGGTCTATCTAATGGACCGGCAAGTTCAAATGATAAGTTAGTTTTGATAGAACTTGGTAATTTCTTAACAATATAATGTTCTTCAATTGGAAAGTATGCAGATGTGTTAGGAGCACTTCCTGCATCTGTAAATTTGTAAAATGTGCGCCATCTTGTAACTTTCATACCAACGAGATCACCAAGTGAAAGAACAGCAGCCATCAAGAACTTATTAACATTACTTAATGTTAGTTGAGGTCTACTGGGCGCAGTTCCATCTGCCTTATTATCATAACCAGTTACTTCAATAGGAAGAGGATAATAACTATTTCCTCTCCAAACAATTGGAGTTGTTCCACCTGCAGAACAATTTGTGTAATAATAGATTGTTCCGCCAATCGCAGTTGCATCAAAGTCAAAGAACTCCATATAAGCATCTGGATTGAGTAAGTTACCTTCTTGTTGAATAGTTGTCATTTACGTGCCAAGATCGAACTGCTGAGTGATATTAAAAGATATAGAATAAAGATTACCAGAAAGTGGTGCTTCTTTAAATGTATCTTTATCTATTCGCCATTTTTTTGATGCACTATCTCCATTAGCAGTATAACTAAACCAAACATCACTTCCGACAGTCTCATAAAATGTATTTAAAGTTGCTCTGTCGGTTGAATTTAAGTTATCAAAAACGATTTGCCATTTGTCAAACTGTGAATTGTATCCATCTTTAGCGAATTGACCAAAACCTTGACCAAATTGAGATGCTAATATTCTATTACATCGTGTCTTACGCGATGCTTGAGATACTTTTGTTATTAGCGGCATTTCAAGTGCAGTCATTTTATCTCCTTAAAAAGCTGTCTGAATTTGAGTTGGGTTCAATATATTGCCTGAACGTTTAGCATTTGTTATGCGAGTATCTACTAACTGTTTCAATTGTTCTCTAATTGCTTTAGCAAAACGTTGTGATTGTTCTTCAGAAGTTTCATCATCTTTAGCTTGTAATGTGACATTTATTGTTCCAATGTTTATTCCACCATCTGATCCACCTTGAGTTCTTACCCCAAGTTTCCCATCTGCCCCTCTCGCAAGTGGCATAATAGCTTCAGGGCCGGCTTCACCTGCCAAACCCATCTTTCCACCAGCCATCGGGAACATTTTAGAATTTGTTAAAATATCTCCATTAGCAAATGTTTGAACTCCATTCATAAACGCACCACCATTTGCATAACTACCTGAGACAAATGAAGGAGTAATAGTCGCAGCATTCTGAGCTGCAGTAGAAGATATTGCTCCTCCTGCTCCACCACCTGCGGCTCCTGTAACCATACCAATCAATTGTTGAACTGCATACATAATCAACATTTTAGCAATAAGCATTTCAATTTGTTTGATAATTGCCATACTCATATCAGTCCAAGAAGATTTGCCAGATATTGCCATTTCTGTCATTCCAGAAGCAATCTGATCAAATGCGCCAGTTGTAACATCAACCATTTTAGTAGTAAATTGAGATGTTATATCACCTTGTTGAGCAGTCTGATCTTTATAATGTTGAGTAAGTTTTTCAAGATAAGTACCATTAATTCTTGTAAGTTGCTCAGTTTTTTGTTTTTCAAGGGCCTGAACAACATTAGCTTTTTCTTCTTCAAGCAATTTAGTTGCTAAACCTGCAGCTCTTGCTTTAGCAATTTCGACATCATATCTGTCAGTGTATGATTTAATTTGAGCTCTAGTACTAAGTTCAACTTGTTTTACTTTATCATTTTCTGCTTTTGCAACAATATTTTCACCTTCATCAATAAACGCAGACATTGATTGTTGAGATTCTTTTATTAGTTCTTTTTCTTTTAATGCATACTTTTGTTTAATTAAAACTTTTAGTTGTTCAGTTAACTCTGTTGCTTGAACTAATTCAGCGCCATGAAGTTTTGCATCTTTTAATTGATGATCAGCAGTTGAAATTTCAGTTGCTTCAAGTTGTCTTAATTTTTCAATTTCATTTGTTGTGGTATCTGCTGCAATACGCATTTTAGCCATTGCCAAATTTTCAAACACTTGCTGTGAATGTTCAGCGTATCTTTCTTCAGCTTTTTGTTGTCTTTCGAGTTCTCTTCCAGCTGAAGAACTACTAGTTGAGTCTTTTTCGTCATTTGTAAGTGTAGTTGCGCCTATTGGTCGTGTTTTTGTTTCACCAAGTCTATTAGTATTTTCGGTAACTCTATTAGATAACTCAGTTGATTTTTGCTCAAGGGTGTTGATAGCTTCTAATCTACCTTGAAGTTCTTTTGTAACGGCTAATTGTTTATCTCTTGCTCTTTCTGCAGCACCACGAGCGGCAGAATTAGAACCTTGGCCATCAACATCTCTTTGCGCTTTATTTAATTTTTCAGTTGCATCAGCAAGATCTTGCGTAATAACTTGTTTCTTTGTTAAATCACCATTAGCTATTGCAATTGACCCAAGTAACGAATTACCTTCATGCCAAGCAGCAAAGAAGTTTAGTACAGCTGTAGTTCCTTGAATAACATACTTAGTTAAGTCAAATATGATATCAGAATTACCAATGATTGCTGATTTGACCTCTGTTTCTAAATTTCTTGAAAGTTTGTCCCATTCATCATTCATATTTGATGCTTTATTAGCATTTTCATTGCTAATAACATTAGCGTTTGCCATACTTTCTTTCAATTCATCAATTGTCATTTTGCCGTCTGCATAAGCAGTAGCTAGATCAATCATTGAACCAAGGCCAGCGCGTTGAGCAACAGCAGCTCTTTCATTTACATCACTGTATTCAGAAAGAGCTTTAATTTGAAGTAAAAATACATCAGAACTTGATTTGCCATCTCTAATCGCATTTTTAACTTCAGTTCCTAGTAGACCTATTGATTTAGTTGCTTTAGTTGAACCAAGTTCATAAAGACCAATCATCTCTTTAGAACTTTCAAAAGCTGAAGTCAAACTGTCGACATCTGAATTTAAATCAATTGAAATTGCTTGAAGACGTTGAAGTTCCTCAGCTGTAACGCCAAGTTTTGCAGAAGTTTCAGCTAAACTATCACCAAATTCGAGAGCTTTTTTTGTAGCTTCCATAAAACCATCAACACCGACACCAACAAGTGCTAGCGCTAAACCTTTTACTAAACCACTTGCAACTTGCGCGGCTGAGCCAACACCTTGTATCGCAGTTTGAGCTGTAGCTGCACCTGCGGCTTGGATATTAACAACTATTGTTGAAGCTACATTTGCCATATTAGTCCCGTGAAGTTCTTTTATTGAGTGCTGAATTTAAAACCGTTGTATACTCTCTATCTAACATAAACAAAATTTCTATTTCGGCTGGGTGGAATGTTAATTGAAATAAACGCTGATAAGCATCAAACTCAATTATAGAAAGTTTTTCATAATAATTGCTTTTATACAATAAGATGTCCCAGAACTTTCTAACATACTCTGAATAATCTTCTTTATATGTGGGGATATTGTCAAGTGGTGTTTTTAATCCGATTTTAGCAGCTTCGGCATATTGTTGACGAGGGGTTATGCCATTTGTGTCTGGTGTATCAATTTCTGCAATAAAGCGAAGATATGCTGCTACTTCTTCTAGTTCTTCAAAAAAAAATTAGTTTCGTCTAAGATATAGACTTGTAATTGTTCTAATATCCAAATATTGTCTGGACTTGAGATTAAGTTAAAAGCTTCTTCTTTGCTGTATGGTACATCAATTGCACCATTATCAAGCCAACCAACAATTAAAGAAGCTACAAATTCATGGGCTTCTTCAGTTATTTTGCTGAACAAATCAGATTTTTCATTTGACCCATTTGCTTTTATTTTTCTCATAAAATCAAGCCATTGTTGGCTATTTCTACCAACAAGCCAAATTTCCAAAGGACCTTTTGAGCCGTCTGGTAAGTCAAATTCAGTAATTGGATGTTTTATTAATTGAGCTTCAGTAATAACATTTCCATCTAAATCTTTTACTTCAGGAATAAACTCTTCAGTAAAATTGAAAGGATGTTTGATTTTAAGTTTGCCGATTTGCGGTTTTAGTGTTTGTATTTGAATTGAAGCCATTTTAATGTCTCACTTGAATTGATATGTATGAAGACGATTAGACAGT